GGTGTAGACCTCATTACCAGAGGCATCTTTAAGCTTAAAGGCCCCTAAAGGTACTACAACCTTTTCCTCTAATTCCCCATCCGCATCAAGTCCCTCAACCATAATAGGTGACTGCATCTGGGACAGACGAGGGATGCTTGGGCCAGACCTTGAAGCCTCTTCAGTAGAGAAACCCATAGCTGACGCAAAGTCATCATCCGCAAAACTAGTAGTTAATTCGTTGCTCATTATATATCCTTTCGAGCTTAATATGAACCGTAGTTGTACCACTAAACATCTTTAGTGTCAAGCCAATTCGGCCCCATTTTGGCTTCTAATAGTAGGGGTACATTCATCTCTACCCCATAGTATTTGTTTATAATTACACCTAGATTTGCATTGATATCATCAATAACATTTAGAACCTCCTTCTCTTCATTAGGGTGTATGTCTATAACCGCTGAGTCGTGTACGCTGTTAACTAAGCACGACTGTAAGTCCTTTAGTCTCTTATCTATCTCAAGTAAGACTGCAGGTACAACATCCCCAGTTGCAAACCCTTGCACTGGGTAATTTTTTATCCTAGTAAAGTTGGTAGGCTTACCATTTGATTGCCTAACTGTGTTTGGAAAAGAGTACTGCCTACCCGATACAGCAGTAATCTTTTGAAAGCGTATAGCCTCATCTCCTAACTTTTTATGCCAAGAGCTTATACCCTTATACTTATCAAGGAAGTGGTGGTAGTAAGCAGCTTCAGACTTTGTTCTGCCATGCCCTGTAGCGCCAAAAAGAGGGGCGAATGTATGAGCTTTTGCCTCTTGTCTAGTAGTAGGTTGCCCTGCATCAGATATAACTTTTGAGGTATAAGCGTGTACATCAAAGCCTGTATCTATTTCTTCCATAGCAACACGATCTTGTGATAAGAAGGCTGCGATACGAAATTCTAATTGAGCAAAGTCTGCCTCACATATTTTCCCACCGCTCCAACGGCTTACGAACACCCGCTTAACTGGGAACGTACCCCCACGTGGCATGTTCTGCATATTAGGTTCTCGCCCTGAGAAGCGCCCAGTAGACGTTATGTGTTGCGTTAAAGACACATGTAGTAAACCATCTTGCTTAGTGTAAGTATCAATACCTTCAACAAAGCTTGACAAATAGCTTGACACAGCATTCAAACGTTTTAAGTCGCCTAGGAACTTTACAGCTACATCCATCTTGTTGTCTATTGCTGTAGCTCTTAGTGTATCAAGTATATCTTTCCCTGTAGAGAAACCACTAGCACTAACCCAAGAAGCGTTAGGAGGGAAGAACCCAAACCCAGCCATACGAGATTGTTTCCTAAGTTGATACCCTCTGGCATCACAGTCTTTACATTTGTTAGCCTTGGAATACCTAGACCCATCCTTCTTTACTTTATATGTTTCTGAACTACCCTCACAGGTAGGGCAAGTGAAGGCCTCAGTGCGATACAGAGGGTTGCTGTTAGCATTGATTATAGATTTCAAAACACTCAGGCTCTTACAATTGTCAAACAAGTTAGGCCATTCATCCTTTGAGTGAGGCTTACGACTAAATATAACCTGAGACATTTGCTCTGGGCTATTAAGGTTGACAGGTGTGTCACCCATAACTTCTCGTACCTGCATCTGTAGGCGTGACTGAATAGCACCCCGCTCTTCTTCATACTCCTTACGTACTGCATCTAGTGCTGTACGATCTACCTTCATACCAGACTGCTTCATGCGTGTTAGAAGCTTACACACCTCAAAGGTCGTATCCCTAACTCTAATTAAGCTAAGAGAGTCCTGCTGAGAGAAGTCTTTTTCCTGCTCATGAAAGAGTGCCGTAGTAGTGTTACAGTCAGCCTCAAGATAAAAGGTTAATTCAGATAAGGGTATCTCATCTGTGTTATAGCCTTGCTTAAAGTAACGCTTAAGTGTGTCATCCTTTTGAAAGTATAAATTTCTTCGTATAGCTGTGTTGCCTAGAGACAAAGAGATTTTCTTGGCTACACCACTAGGCGTAATCTCTAGGTTGTTACCCCTAAGTAAAATACTCTCAGCCAGCATAGTGTCCCATATTGCACCGTCATACTTAAAGCCGCACTCCCACAACCAAGCCAAGTCATGCTGTGCGTTGTGCATGATTAGAAGGGTAGTGTGATCAAGTACTTTCTGTATACGTTTAGATTCAATACCAGACTGATCTACGTATTCTTTGTGCTGTAAGTCAAAAGTCAAAGTCTCTGTACCATCGTCTACATCACGTACACCCACATTAACTAAGTGGTTCTCAGGCTCCCAAGGGTCTAGGAACAACTTGCCACCCCTCTTCTTAGTAGTATTCTCTACGTCTAATACAAACCGCATAGGGTTCCTTTCTAGGCTAGGTACTGAGACCTGCCACCATCTAATTCACAATGGACAACACCATGCCATCCACCTTTTAGTTTATTCTTAGCTACGTTGATGTGTCGTTGCGTATCATCATCATTACCTTCCGTAACTTGATTTTTCGCAATCAACAACATGAGGTCTGCCTCTGCTGCCTTACCCGTCTTACTACCTTCTAACATAGACTGATCAAGGTATACTTTGTCTTGTGCATCTGCTGATAGCTGACTCATCCATATAATAGCGCACTTATACTTCTTGGCAATGTTACGTGCGTGGATAGCAGCCGCCTTAAGGTATACGTCTGACTTATCACTACTCTTTACGGCAAACTTGTCCCCCATATCAAGCACTACTAAGTCTGGCTTACTATGCTTAATAACGCTTTCTACCCAATCTAAATCTTTTCCAGTACTATCATACATACAAATATTATTACGCACCTTCTTGTAACGTGCAGCAGCCAAAGCATAGTTAGATTTAATCTCATCCGTATCCATACTAGACGCAGCACATAAATACCGCTCAGCTACACGAATATACTCCTCCTCATTACACAGAACCATACACTTAGCACCTTGCTCAGCAAAACCTTTAGGGGCTGCAATAGTAGATGCATGGAAGCTTGTTTTACCTATGTTAGGCCTAGCACCTACAATAATGAAGTGACCACCGCTGATACCCTGAATCTGTCCAGCCAAGCTAGGGATGTTCCACTTCCACTGAGACTGTGTGTTACTTGCCTCAAGAATTGTATCAATACCAATATCAGCCCACTCTGGACTTGTATTGGGCATGAAGTCATCCTCATGCGTATCTAGAATCTGTCGTAGAGGTTCTAAAGTTGTAAGCTTACCGTTAACGTAGTCAAAACCTACCTTAGCTATCTCCTCCCCTAACCATTGCTGAAACATACGAGAAAGAACGTCACCTGCTACAGAACTAGACATAGGCTGTTCTTTTCTTAGTTTAGCAAATAGGCCTTCATATAGAACTTTGTTTGCTGTTGTCAGCGTATTGTACTCAGAAAAGAATAAAGCTTCTAACTCTGCCGTAGAGATATTGCGCTCATACTTCTCCATTGCATTGTCTAGTACCTGCTTTATTTTACGTGTATCTTTAGTGAAAAGCTTGGAGAGTTTTTTACCCTTATGCTCTTCGTAGAACTCCAGATCGTATAGGGTTCTAATTAGTGATAATTCCATCATATACTCGATTCTCCCTTCTTAATGCAAACCATGATACAGGAAACAGTTCTTTCATACTGTTACATATTTGATTTGCTACTAACCTAGTCTCTAGCTGTGAGTCACCTGCACATCTAAGGTTACACATGTCAGCTAAGGCATCAAGGCTACCTGACCAGTACCACTCAGTCATATGGTTAAGTGGCAATATCATTCTTGCTTGTTCCTCACAAACACCTCTCTCTAACAGACTTGCGTACAGCATAGAAACAATACGTTGTGTTGTAGCAATGTGTATAGCTTGGTCTTCTAACGCTGTGCCGCTGCCTTGTTTCTTATCAGCAGCTTTACCACGCCACTCATCTGGCTCATAAAACTCTGGGGTATCACTAACATACCTACGACTAATCTCATTCCAACGTAGGAACTTGTGCTTGACCAACTGTCGCGCGACAAACACAGGAGCCTTGACATGGAAGGATGCGAAGCAGTGACCAAAGGGTGATATATGCTTATGCCGAGCTAGGTAGTTGATTAGCTTGGTGTCACCCTCGTTTAGTACCTTCTTTCTAGCGTAGTCATCACTGTCACGCCAATCAGTAAGCTCCCAGCTGCTTGTCTTGTTGAAGCTAACCCTTGCTGCATTGACTACCGACAAGTCAGTACCCATGTGGTCTATCAGTGTTACGTTAATAATTGAGTTAGTAAGCTTATCAGGCTCACAGACGATGTAGTCCATTCTATTTTTCCCCCAAATATAGGCAAGCAATCTTAATGTTTGTGCTTGTCTTCATAACCAAGGCTGATTGCAATTCTTCATTACATTTCTGAGAGGTATCGTAATAACCTATCTGGAAGTGTTCAATCCCTAACCCTGTCAATGCTTGAAACCATACTAATGCCCACATAATATATATCCTTCCATAATTATAAATATTCCTTAAGACTTTCAATGTCAGACTCTAAACGATATTTAATGTCGTCGTCAAGCCTTAATGCTATAGTACGTACCCCTGTCCATAACTCTATCTCTTGTCTATACTTCAAGGTCTTGTGTGTAGCATCGGGGTCTAACGCTACGACAATGCTATTATAGTTTTCTAACTGTGACATATGTGCATCACTTATTGATGTACCCAGTATTGCCATACCTGTGAAGCCTAGCTTAGCTACCGTGATGGCACTGATAACATCCTCAACAACTACAATAGTAGAGCCTGTACCTGCAATAAAGTAATCAGCCTTACCGCTGTACCTCAGCCATTTAGGATTAGCACCCCTTAAAGCCCTGCCTATGGCATCAATCAGAACACCTTTATAAAAGATAGGAAACACTGCCCTACTATCCTTAAGATCAAACATCAAGCCCTGATCCCACAAATCCCACTTGTCTCTAAAATCTACAAAGTAAGAATTGTCTGTACTCATTATTACATGAGAGGGAATTGTCATAGCCTCTATCTTTGGTTTAGGCTTAGGTATGTTTTGCATAACAGCCTGAATGTCAGCAGCAGTCATGCCCACTGTTTGGATACCTGAAATCTTGCACCCTAGTTTATAGCAGTTATAGAGTACAGCCCCGCCCACCTTATTAGCAGTGAAAGTATTCTTACCGCCACAGTCAGGGCAGTCACAACGCAAAGTATCGCCCTCTGACAGGTCTAAGTCTTCTATGTACTTGTAAACACTATTCATATTAATTCATCCTCTCTGCAAGCCTGTGCTGTTGTAGCACCTGTAAGGGTGTTTACCAAGTAAGGCTTAATACTCTGCGGGTTAGCATGTCCACTAACCTGCATAATACCTACTGCATCTAGGCCTTTTTCTACCATCTGAGTAATAGCTGTACGCCTTAAATCCATTGCTGTCAAGTTCTTTGGTAGACCAGCTACCTCTTTAACTTCATTAACTAGCCCACAAATCTCATGATCATCATAGGGAGAGTATGACCCTGCTCTTGGATTTACTCTAGGTACAACATAGGGCTGGAACCCAAAGTCTTTTTCTTGCTGGCGTAAAACATCAATCAACCCGCCTTGGATAGGAATAAATACATCAGTACCTCGCTTACTCTGCTCTAACGCCATTGTATTATTAACTAGGTCTAGGCTAGACCATTCAAGTGTACGCATATCTCCTATACGTTGCGCCCAATGAAAGGCCATATGCACTATTAGACCTATGCTACGCCATCTCCAGTCGCTATAAGCTGTATCAATAAATAGTTTAACTTGAGGCGTAGTCCACTTAACTTTTCTAGGCTTACTTTTAGTACGCTTTATAAGTGAAACAGGATTAGATAATATGGCCTCATGTCTAAACGCTGTATTGATAACAATACTAAGGCATGTAGCCATATAGTTAGCACTGCGTATGCCATGATTAACCAGCCAGAAGTCGTATGCAAGTGTAACATGCTTGAAACTTATATCTTTCAACTTAATGTTACCCAGCATACGGCCTGACTGCACTTTGGTAGAGCAAGCTTTACTTAGGTTTCTTTCATAGTCTATTTGAGACTTGCCACTAATAGATGCAAACTTAGGGGTACGCATATAAAATTCGCAGGCCTTGCGTAGGGTTTGTGTACTCTTTAGTTCATCAACTACAGTTTTCATAATGTCTCGCTTTCTTTATCTATAAAACATATGTGAGCCGTAAGTGTAAGTAGCCTCAAACGCCTCTCTCCAATAGGGTTTTACATACAGTGCATGGTAGTGCGTTGAACGATTAGTAATGCCAGACACTGTACCTCTTAATACATTGTCAGCTACAATAAGAGACCTAGCCCATGCAACCTCCTCACGTGCTTTATCTGACTTACCGTCACAGTACCAGCTAAACTGACATTTATGCTTACCCTTATGCAAGCCCTGATGTACTACAGAACATATGTCATTAGGCCACCTAGTAGACTGTACTCTGTTCACTACTACATGCGCTACAGCATACTGTCCAATCATAGGCTCACTACGGGCCTCATGGTAGACGTTCATTGCAAGGCACATCAATGCCGCACTAATCATCCCACATCCTCGTACACAATGCGATTGTCTGGCAAGATTTCTAAATCAAAGGCAATAGCACACTCTACTATTTCTGGCTTGATGAACTCATACCAAGAGAGTTTATCAGTATCGTGACGGTAGCCATCGTTGAAATCATTAGCATATGTATCGTGCGTATTCTGTAGATTAGCAAGCAATAGGTATTGATTGTTAGTCAATTTCTTCTGCCTAAAGGCTAATGCAAGTACCTCTGTAATTCTAGTATTGTGAAAAGACTCACCCTCTTTAAAGGTTCCAACAATTTTGTCTTTCATATTGTCTAAGCTGTCACCTTCTAAACTCTGCTTGTACAAGCTATCAGGTATAAAAGCACCAACAATACACATGTTATTATTATTGCCACGGTAGGCACACTGACCATCTGTATTCATAGAAGGCTCTTCCATGCTGGCAAAATGCTTGTGTGCTTTGTTGAATATATCTTGAAGTTCCATTATTTATCTTCCTTATTAAAGCTTACCTACGCCACTGTATAGAAATAAAATGGCTACAAAGGTAAATATTATACTGTATGCACACTTACTAAAAAAGTGGCGCATACAAGTCCCCCTTCTCTATGCAACGATTAATGTAATCAAGTTCAATACTGAGTTGATCATCCTGCTCAAATTCGTCTTGCCATTGCGCCTCTTCAATGGCATCCATTACACGCCGCCTCTCGTCTGGAAGAGCAACAAGATTGTCTAGATTATAAACTACGTCATACTTAGTCATCTTCTATCATCCTTTTAAATTAGTGTAGGCTGCACCTACGCTAATAAGTGCAGCCACATAACACATTACCCTTTAGGAAACCATGCTGTAGGATCGTCAGGTAGTACTTTTTGAGTCCAATGATTCGGAGTACCATCCTCATCCATAGAAGGGCGAAAGTTAAACATCCCTCGCAACTCATATGTCTTTGCGCGCCAATCACGCAGGGTTGAAATGTCTACGTCTAAACACTCTATGATGCTATCTATGCCAGTGTCAAACTTATTGAATACGTCAAGTAGTTTTAAAACTTCATCACGAGTTAACGTAGTTTTTAATTGAGTTTTATCAGTGTTATTAGCCATTGTATTTATCCTTTTAGGGTTTTGATGTGTGACACACACACAACTTTATTAAGGTCATCAACCAGCAAAGTGCCGTAGCCTACGGCTAGTAGACTTGTTTGATTTCTTTTCAAAGTATAGAGAACGTTTGCCTAAGTGTAAGTGATTAAAGCAAGAGCCGCTACCAATCTTAAATCCACGGCTTTTATATTGACGTTTGGCATACCTAAATTTTACTATGTTGAATAGGTTACATCTAAAGCCAGCTAAGTCAGTGACATCGTTAGCTATAATAGCAAAGCAAGTAAAGATGCGGCCTGTCTTTGTTTTAACTGTGAGGCCAGCTGTTTTACGATTATTTTTCATTGTGTTGATCCTTTCATGATCATTTTCTAATCTGTTGTATCATTCTCTTTGTAGTCATCTGCATCATATGCATTAAACATAGCGTCCCAATCATTGCCATTACTACCTGTCATAATGAACTCTCTTTCATCAGCAGTCAAGTCAGGCATGGCATCTTGTATTAACATACCGTCTTCCCAAGCATCTAAGTCTGCTTGGGTGACATCAATTTCTAGGGAGTTTACCCTGCCTGTGAAAAGGCTCTTTTTTGTAATAAGCATTACTCTACCTCCTTACTACAGGCCGCATCTACAATTACTTGTAGGTCAGATATAGCTGTCTCGTACTGGCCTCTCTTGTACTTCACACCAGTAATAGCACCAGCCTTCTGTAGTAGGCCTGTCTTAGTGACGCTACGGCTAGGCATAAAGCCTGCCTGCACCATCTTCAAGTGTGCCTTGATAAAGGTGGCTTGAAGTATGTTGGGTTCGATCCTAGTCATTTTTAATCTCCTTTGTTGCTGTATCTTTGTTATACCAAAACATACTGTACCTGTCAAATGAATCGTATTGTTTAGGTAATAGCATCTGTTTTAGCCATACGCTACGCCAGACTTTATCAGGACGCCTAGCGTAGCGGTCACGTTTACTTAGATGTAGTGATATTGTATCTCTCCTAAAATTAGTGTAGGCAGAACCTACGTTAGTCATTCCACTCTGGCTGTCTCATTAAGATTTTCTTTACTTCCTTAGTGTCAAGCCCAAAGCGATCTGCTACCTGTTGCACAGTCATATGTGTGCTGTCAAATAGTTCAATAACTTCCCAATCTTGTGGTCTATTTGCCATAGTTGTTATCCTCTTCATCTTCATCAAAAACAGGGAAGCAAACAGTAATAAACTCACCCTCATCCATAGTGATGTTGTGCTTATGAGTTGGGCAAGACTCCAACCAATCAAAAAATTCTTTCTTAGTCATTACTCTTGCTCCTCTA